TATCAGCCAGTTGGCGGCGAGCATTGACGCGGACGTGGCGAATGCCTATCAAGGCATTTTCCAGTCGGTCGGCACGCCCGGCACGACGCCTGGTACCAGTCTGGTACTGCTGCAAGCTCAGCAAAAGCTGAACGAAGCGGCTGCGGTCATGTCGCCTCGCTATGTGACGGTCAACCCGGCGGCTAACGCGGCGCTGGTCGAAGGCATGAAAGGTCTTTTCAACCCCGTGTCGACCATCAGCAAACAGTTCAAATCCGGACTGATGGCTGAAGGCATTCTGGGCTTTGAAGAGCTTGGCATGTCCCAGTCGATCAAGCAGCACACGACCGGCACCCGCACTGGCTCGCACACGATCACCACGACCGTGTCGACTCAGGGTACGACCAGCATTGCTATCACTGGCACTGGCACTCAGGTTATCAAGAAAGGTGATGTTTTCACGATCGCCAACGTGTATGCGGTCAACCCGCAAACCCGTGAGTCGACTGGCTCGCTGCAACAGTTTGTCGCCACTGCTGACGCTACCGCGTCGGGCGGCGCCTACACTGTGAGTGTCAGCCCGGCGATCTACACCTCCAGTAGCGCTCTGGCGACCGTGGACTCGTTCCCGCAATCGTCGGCTACTGTCACCTTCTTGGGCAGCGCCAGCACCCAGTACCCGCAAAACCTGGTCTATCACAAAGACGCCATTACGTTTGCGACCGCCGACCTTGTCATGCCGCAAGGCGTGGACATGGCAAGCCGTCAGGTCCACAACGGCATCAGCCTGCGTGTTGTTCGTCAGTACGACATCAACAACGACCGCATGCCTTGCCGGGTGGATGTGCTGTACGGCTACTCGGTGATTCGTCCGCAGATGGCTGTGCGGATGTGGGGCTAAACAAAAGGGGCTTCGGCCCCTTTTACTAAATTTTGAAAGGAACTAATCATGGCTCTTCCTAATGGTGCAGGTGGTTATCAAGTTGGTCCCGGCAACCGTGACGAAACCGTCATGGGCGCTGCGGCCGCGCCGCAAACCGCTACCGCGACGGCTACGCTGTCTGCTGCTCAGATTTTGGGCGGCATGCTGTATGCCAATCCTTCGACTTCGGCTGCGACCTATACGCTTCCGACGGCTGCGCTGATTGACACCTTGCTGCCCAACGCAACTGTTGGCAGCACGTTCGATCTGGCGATTATCAACGTCGGCACGTCCAGCGGCACCGTGACGTTGGCTACGGCGACCGGAATCACCGATGGCGGCAACGCTTTCGTGGCGATTTCGACCACCAGCAGCGCGTTGTTTCGGTTTCGCAAGACTGCCGACGGTGCGTACACGGTCTACAAAATCGCCTAAGCGAGGTCATTATGCCTAACACCAAAGCTATCGGTGTAGCGTTTGCTGACCCTGCGTTTGACAGCGCAGAAGTCAGCGGCGCCGTCACCGCCGCCTCGGTGTCGGCGACGGGTTCGGTTAAAGCTTTCTCTGGCACTGCGGTGCCAGCAGGAGGTACGGCTGGGTCCGGTCTGCTGATGTCGAGTACGACCAATCTTGGCATTTTCTTTGGCTCGGGGGCGCCGACGCTGTCTGCGGCGCAGGGTTCGCTGTACATTCGCACGGACGGGTCTTCGACGTCTACGCGCCTGTATGTGAACACCAACGGGTCCACGACCTGGACCAACGTCACCACCGCAGCGTAAGGACAGCGGGGGCTTCGGCCCCCGCTGCATCTACATGGCACTCATTCATCTAAAGCACGACATTCACGGCGAGAAGATTGCCACGCTTGAGCTTGAAGCTGAGCATGATGAAAAACATGGTTGGGTGCGCTACACTCCGGGTGAAGACGCGCCGGTTGAGCAGCTAGTAAACGAGCTGCGCCCGCGCCGTCGCAAGGAGCCTTTGCATGTCGACAACAGCCGGTGACATCATCAATGGGTCGCTTCGACTACTAGGGCAGCTCGCTGAAGGCGAACAACCGTCGGCTGAGACATCTGCCGATGCGTTGACCGCGATGAATCAAATGATCGACAGTTGGAACACCGAGCGTTTGTCGGTGTTCTCAACTCGCGATGAAGTCTTTACTTGGCCTGCTAACACCATCCAGCGTACCTACGGTCCAACGGGTGACTTTGTTGGCACGCGGCCTATTCAGTTGGACGACAGCACCTATTTCAAAGACACCCAGAGCGGGCTGTCTTATGACGTGCTGTTCATCAACCAAGACCAGTACAACGGCATCGCGCTGAAGACGGTCGGCAGCACCTTTCCGCAGGTCATGTGGATCAACATGACCTATCCAGACATTGAGATGTATCTGTACCCCAAGCCGACTAAATCGCTGGAATTTCATCTGGTGTCGGTTGAGCCGCTTGATCAGCCTGCAACGCTCAGTACGGTTCTTAACTTCCCGCCAGGTTACTTTCGCGCGTTTCGCTACAACCTGGCGTGCGAGTTGGCGCCTGAGTTTGGTGTCGAGCCTACGCCTCAAGTCCAACGGATTGCAATGGTGTCCAAGCGCAACTTGAAACGCATCAATGATCCGGGTGACCTGATGGCGATGCCGTACAGCTTGGTCAATCGACGCAGACAAAGGTTCAATATCTTTTCTGGCGGGTACTGATGGACACGCCGATCCTTGGCGCCTCCTATGTCGCGCGCAGCATCAACGCTGCGAACGATCGCTGCGTCAATCTGTTCCCGGAAATCATTTCCGACGGCGGCAAGACACCTGCGTTTCTGCAACGGGCGCCAGGGCTGAAACTGCTTACGCCAACGGTTGGCGGCACGCCGACAACGCTAAGCGATGGGCCTATTCGAGGGCTGCACGTTTACGGTGACAAACTGTATGTGGTCACGGCACAGTCACCTGCCACGCTGCCGTACCCGCAAACCAAGCTTTGGCAGCTAGACAGTTCGTACGCAGCGACCTTGCGCGGAACGGTTAGCACTGACGTCGGCACGGGCCAAGTCACAATGGCCGATAACGGCACGCAGTTGTTTTTGGCGTGCGGCGACGCAGCAGGGACTGGCTACATCTTCAACGCCAGCACGAACGTGTTTGCTCAGATTACCGACCCTGACTTCCCCGGCGCCTCTTCAGTCGGCTACATCGATGGCTATTTTGTGTTCAGCGAACCTAACAGCCAAAAACTGTGGGTGACCGCACTACTGGATGGAACCTCAGTAGATCCGCTAGATTTCTCAAGCGCTGAAGGCGCGCCGGATAACATTCTTGCAGTCACAGTCAGCAACCGAGAGATCTGGGTATTTGGCACGTTCACGACCGAGGTGTGGTACGACGCAGGCGGTGTGGATTTCCCACTGGAGCGTATCACGGGCGCCTTTAACGAACTGGGGTGCGCGGCCCAGTACTCGGTTGCCAAACTTGCTAACAAAGTGTTCTGGCTTGGCCGCAACGCTGAAGGGCAGGGGATTGTCTACGTCTCAAACGGCTACATCGGCACGCGAATCAGCACCCACGCCATCGAGTACGCGATTCAGTCTTACGAACGGATGGACGACGCGATTGCGATGGTGTACCAGCAAGACGGGCATCAGTTCTACGTCCTGACCTTCCCGACCGCAGGCAAAACATGGGTTTATGATCTTGCCACTGGGCGCTGGCATGAGCGTGCGGGCTGGGTCGCCAGTCAGTTCACGCGGCACCGCGCCAACTGTATGGTCGCCTACAACGGCAAGATCATTGTCGGCGACTATATTAACGGCAAACTCTACGAACTGGATCTTGAGACGTACGCAGACGACGGCGACACGCAACGGTGGCTGCGGTCGTGGCGCGCGCTGCCGACGGGCCAGAACAACCTGAACCGAACCGTTCAGCACGCCTTGCAGCTCGATTGCGAGTCGGGCGTAGGACTAGTGACCGGACAAGGCTCCGACCCGCAAGTCATGTTGCGCTGGTCGGATGATGGCGGGCATACCTGGTCAAACGAGCACTGGCGCTCGATGGGCGAGATTGGTGAGACAGGGCAGCGCGTGATCTGGCGGCGGCTTGGCATGACCGAGCGCCTGCGCGATCGGGTGTACGAACTCAGCGGTACTGACCCGGTTAAGATCGCCATCATGGGCGCGCAACTGAGAGCGAGCGCGACCAATGCCTAACCCACAGCCATACCGCATACCGTCGCAGCGCGTGCCGTTTTTGATTGAGGATCAAAACCTTGTCTCGCGTGAATGGTATCGGTTTCTGGGGCGCAAACTGCGATATGGCGCGTTCTATGACACGACCACTCAGTCCGCTGCGGCGACCAACACCGCGTACGCAGTGACGTTCAACACCACTTACAGTTCCTACGCTATTGAACGCGGCACGCCAACCTCCCGCATCTATGTGCCTGACAGTTCCATCTACAATTTTGAGTTCTCGCTTCAGGTCGATAAGACGGGCGGCACCAATTCACAACTGTACGTTTGGCCTCGCATTAATGGCGTAGATGTGGCAGACTCAGCCAGTCGGGTGCGGATCAAAGACAACAACGATGAGCATGTCGTTGCATGGAACTTTATGCTGGACATGCAAGGCGGCAGTTACTTTGAACTGATGTGGGCGGTGTCAAACACCAATGTTCAACTGATCGCCGAACCAGCCACTGCCTTTTGCCCGGCTATTCCATCAGCCATTTTGACTGTCTATGAGGTGTCGCTATGAGCGCGAACCTGTCTGCTGTTCCCAAGCTTCAGTTCTTCGACAACAACGGCGTACCGTTGGTTGGTGGAAAACTGTACACCTACGCCGCTGGCACAACCACGCCACTTGCGACCTACACGGACGCAAGCGCCGGAACGCCCAACACCAACCCGATCATCCTAGACTCGCGCGGCGAGGCCAATGTCTGGCTGTCGGCGACCACCTACAAATTTGTGCTTAAAGATTCAACCGATGTCACTATTTGGACGGTCGACAACATTTCCAACGCGTTGAATCTGTCTCAGATTCTTGCTAACAGTGGATCGGCAGCATCGCCGCCCTATACGTTTGCGTCAGACACCACGACTGGCATGTACTTGGCTGCGGCGGGGCAAATTGGCCTGGCTGTCAGCGGTGTTCCGGTCATCAGGTCTACGTCTACTACGATGATTTTGGGGCAATCAGGCGGCGCTAACGATGTTGATGTGACGCACTACGGTGACACCGCACAGACCGGCAATTTCACCCTGACGGGCGATGTCAATGTCACGGGTGCTGCGGTGTTCAACGAAGCGGGCGCGGACAAAGACTTTCGAGTTGAGGGCGACACCCAGCCTAATCTGCTATTTGTCGATGCCTCAACGGACCGGGTCGGGATTGGGACGAATTTGCCATCAGTAAAACTTCATGTTGCAGGTGCGGGTTTTGTTGCAACAGACATTTCTGGTGATAGCACCAACGAAACGCAACTGCGGTTTTTGTTGAATACTTCTGCCCGTATTTCACAGCAGGCAAATCAAGCACTTATTTTTGACACCAATGCCACCGAAAAGATGCGTATTGACACATCCGGTAACGTAGGGATTGGGACAAATTCGCCGTCTTCTTACGGCAAGCTTGCCTCGATTATATCTACAGCCGGTACTTCTGGATGGTTTCAAAGCAATGCTAGTACAAGCACGTTAGTTGTTAAAGATACAGGCGCCAACGGAGCTAACATTAGTTTGCGTGGCAACGGCGCGACGACACCAGATAAACACATCCGTGCTATCGGTGGCGTACTTGAAGTTATTAATAGCGCCTATACAGCCAATATATTAGCAGTAACTGATGCTGGAGTTTTGCAGTTTAACTCTGGCTACGGCTCGGTGGCGACCGCTTACGGCTGTCGCGTGTGGGTTAACTTTAACGGATCAGGCGCCGCAACAATCAGAAACAGCGGCAATGTTAGTAGTGTTACATATAACGCCGTAGGTGATTACACCGTTAATTTTACTGCCGCTATGCCAGACACTAACTATTGTTTAACTGGGTCTGCAAAAGAACACGACAGCACAAGCAATTCAACAACACTTTTTTATCCAGGTACGCAAACAATTGCAAACACTTTTCAAACCAGCAGTGTTCGAGTTAAATCCGGAACAGGTGGCTCGGGCGCGGCCTTTGACTGTGTTGTAATGTCAGTAGCTGTTTTCCGTTGAGGACTAACATGAGCCAACGAGTCATTTATCCGCATGCTGGTGGTCTGGCAGTCCTCATTCCAACCGATGAGTTTCTTGCCACTTACACCATTCAAGACGTTGCGGCTAAAGATGTACCGATAGGTGTGCCGTACCGTATCATTGATGAGGCTGACATCCCAACCGATTCTGCCTTTCGGAACGCTTGGGAGGCTGACTTCTCAACGCCAGACGGCTATGGTATCGGCCATGAAGCTTGGGTTGCTTCTAAGGAGTCAGCGCAATGATTACCGTTAACTTTGACAAAGCCAAGGCGCTGACCAAGGACCGACTGCGCGCTGAACGCGCTCCTCTTCTGGCGGCGCTTGATGTACAGTTCCAGCGTAACCTTGAAACCAACACTAGCAACACCGCTGTTGTGGCTGAGAAGCAAAGACTGCGCGACCTTCCAGCACTTGCAGATACCTGCACAACGCTTGATGAACTAAAAGCTCTGAAAGCGTAAGAGAGGCTTACTATGATTGAAGCACTGATTGCGGGTCAAATTCTCGGCGGTCTGTTCGGCGCCAGCGCGACCCGCAGCGCCGCAAGAACGCAAGCCGCCGCCACGCGTGAAGGCATTGCTTCGCAGGAACGGATGTTTGAGCGTCAGCTAGAGACGCAAGCGCCGTTTCGCGAAGCGGGCCTTGAAGCACAAGGTATGCTGCTGAACGAACTGCGAAACCCTTCGCAGTATCAGGCAAGCGCGGGGCTGTCCCCGGCTGAACTGGCCGGTCAACAGTTCAACTTCCAAGCTGACCCTGGCTACGCGTTCCGGCTATCAGAAGGTCTGAAAGCGCTTGAGCGCAGCGCCGCTGCACGAGGCGGGCTGATGTCTGGCGGCACGGGTAAAGCGTTGACGCGATATGGTCAAGACCTGGCCTCACAAGAGTACGGCAACGCCTTCCAGCGGTTTCAGCAGGAGCGCGCCGCCCGTGCAGGACTTGGCGCGATGGAGTACGGTCAGTTCGCAGGCGAGCGCAGCGCGCGCCTGCTGCCGCTGATGCAAACGATCGCCACGGGAGCCGGAACAAACGCGAATATTGCCAACCAGATGGGTAGCCTCGGCGCAGCGCAAGCAGAGGCAGCGCGGGGGGTCGGTGCGGCGAGCGCTGCCGGGCAGATCGGCGCGGCTAACGCACTCACCGGCGCGGTTGGCAATGCTACCAATCTGTACATGCAGAACCAGTTGATGGACCGTTATTTTGGCCGAGGCAACGCACCGATGCCGTACTATGATCCGTACAGTTACGCAGCGTCGTACGGTCAAGGCAGTCTGTAAGGAGTCATCATGGCAATCAATCAACTGATCGCAGCCGGAATTCAACCTGTCAGGTTTGAGTCTCCGGTCAACATGATGGCGCAACTAAGCCAGCTTGAAGCAGCGCGCAGCGCAAACGAATTGCGTCAGTTGCAGATGACGCAGTTGATGCGTCAGCAAGAGCAGGAGAACGCGCTGGCAGGGATGCCGTATGCCGACCTGACGGCTAACCCTGAACGTGCGCTGCGCTACGGGGCGCCTGGGCGGCAGATGTACGGTGAGCTGCTGAAAGGTGCTAGAGAGCGTCGGCAGGCAGAGCAGGCGCAACGCGAGTCAGAACTTAAAGCGCTAGGTACGCTGCGGTTTGCGCTTGCTGATGTCAACGACCAGCCGTCCTATGACCGTTGGCGCGGATTGGTTGGGCAGTTGGCGCCCAGTCTGAAAGATGCGGTCAAGCCTGAGTATGACCCCGAGGTTGTCAAACGGTATGGCGTTGAGGCCGACAAGCGGCTTGAAGCGTTCTCGCCAAAACCCACGCAGATGCGGCTGGGCGATCGGGTGGTGACGATCGACATGAACCCCAACAGCCCGACGTACAACCAAGAGATTCGCACGGAAACGATGGGCGCTGAACCGCTTGCGCCAGCGGTAGCTGCGCTTCGCGGCGCGCAAACAGGTCTAGCCCAAGCTCAGACTGCTGTAGCGCAAGCCGAACTGGGAGGCACTTTGCCTGCGCGTCCAGGCGCGCCGCCTGAGCTTACGCGTTTGATCGCAGAACGAGATAAATTGCCGCCGGGAGATCCGAACCGCGCGGCGTACGATGCACGCATCGAAGCGTTGGGTACGCCTGCTGGCACTAGAATTGAAATGCCGCAAGAAAATGAGTTTCAAAAGAAATTAGGCGCAGTCAAAGGGAGCACTATTGAGACAGGACTAAAAGCAGCAGAAGATGCTCGCTCAATAATTCAAACGATTGGAATTGGCAAAAGCATTCTTGATCAAGGTGCTACTACTGGATTCGGCGCTAATTTTTTAGTTAACGTCGGACAAGCACTTAAACAAGCGGGCGTAGATCTTAACGCAGACGCTTCTGCTAACGCGCAAACCTACATGGCAACAATGGCGCAGAACGTCGGTCGAATCATCAAACAGTTTGGTGCTGGTACGGGCCTGTCAAACGCCGACCGCGAATATGCAGAGAAAATGGCGGGCGGCAACATTACGCTTGATGAACGAGCGTTGCGCCGCATTCTTCAAATTAACGATCAGTTGTCTAGAAACGTTATTTCTAAACACAATGAAAATGTAAGAAAATTTAATGCAGGGGAAGAGTTTTTAGTTCAAGAACCGACTCGTCAAAATGTCTTTGAACTAAACCCCCAAGATAAAGCGGCGTTAGATTGGGCGCGCGCGCACAAAGATGATCCTCGGGCAAATCAGATCCTTGAAAGACTTCGTCAAAAAGGATTCCGCGATGGCAGCCTTTGACCCAGACGCGTATCTTAAAGACACTACGACGCCTGAATTTAATCCGGACGCTTATTTGCGTGGGGCTAGCGCGCCAGCAATTGAACAGATGCCTGGCCCACGCCGCAGCTATACAGCGGCAGAAGTTCCAGTAGCAGCAGCGCGAAACCTGCCGGGCAGCGCCAAGCAGTTTGCGACCGGCCTGTATGAGGCCGTTACCAATCCGTTGGACACGCTGACAGCCGTGCTTGATTTGGGCGCAGGCGCGCTCCGCAAAGCGCTGCCCGAATCTGTTGTGCAGTTTGTTGATCGGTTTGACGCAGATCCGCAAGCTACTCAACGTGCAGTTGATGTAGCCAACAAAGTAGGCGGCGCTATTGCAGACCGATATGGCTCTTGGGAAAACATCAAACGTACGTTTGCTGAAGATCCGGTCGGTGCAGCGGGTGATTTGTCCACGCTTTTGTTTGGCGGCGCTACTATAGGGCGCACTGCTGCTGGCGCAACCGCGTTGGCGGGCGCGCCAACTGTAGCGCGGCCTATCGCTCAAGCGGCAGAAAGTGTTGGCCGTGCTGCGGTCTACACTGATCCGCTGTCGGCTGTTACGCGGCCTGCTCAAGCGGCGTTAGGTGCAGTCTACCAAGCTGCGCCCCCTCAACGACGAATTCAGCAGCAACAGAATCAGCCAAGAGATACAACTATTGAGCAAGCTCAAGCAGAAGGATTTTTAATACCTCCCGGTAGCATGGAGCCATCATCGGGTCGATTTCAGGTGGCTGAGCGCATTGCGGGAAAAACAATGCTTGAGCAGTTAATGTCTGTTCGCAACCAAGATCAAGCCAATCGTGTGGCGCGCCGCGCTGTAGGTTTGCCAGAGAATCAACCGCTAACCCGTGAAGCGATGGAAGGCATTCGCCAACAAGAAGCTGCTCGGGGATACGACCCCATTCGTCAAACCGGCATGGTTCCTGTTGATCAAAATTATCTTGGGGATTTAATTCGCATTGAGCAAACATACCAAGGTGCAGCGGGATCGTTTCCGCAAGCAGTGCCTGCGCGTGTCGCTGATTTGGTAAACAACCACCTAGTGCAGCAATTCGATTCTGCGGACGCGGTTGATCGCATTCGCGGGCTTCGACAAGAGGCATCGGCTAGTTTTAGGCGCGGTGAGCCTGACCTTGGTAACGCGCAACGCGCGCTGTCAAACGCTCTTGAAAACCAGATTGAGCGCCACTTACAAAACATTGGCACACCTGACGCGGCTGCAATGCTTCAGCAATTTCGTGATTCTCGCCAGCGTATGGCTATCAGTTATGCGGTTGAAGATGCCATTCGAGAAGGTACTGGCAACGTAAGCGTGCCGTATTTGGCAGGACAACTTCAACGCGGTCGATACATGACGGGTGATTTAGAATTGCTTGCACGTTTCGGGCAAAACTTTCCTCGTGTTTCTCAACTTCCGTCGCAAATCGGCACACCTAGTTCAGGCGCTATGCTTGGCGCTACCAATGCACTTGGCGCAGCGATGGGTGCAATGACGGGCGGCGCGCCTGGCGCGATGGTCGGCTCTCAAGCAGGTCTGCTGACGCAAGCCATTCCCGCAGGTATGCGGCGATATTTGATGTCGCAAGGCGCGCAACGAGCCGCCCGACCGCAGTACGACACCGCTGCCGAGCGGCTGTTAAGCGATATTGCGGCGCGCAATGCATTGATGATGGAGCAATCTGGCGAAGTGCGGGACATCCGCAACGCTTTGATGGGGGTGCAGTAACATGGCTGACCCGCTCGCTAACATCCTCGCTGAGCGTGGTGAGCTGACCTTCAACCAGGCGTTTGCCAACGCTCGGGCGCGCGGCGAAACAACTTTCAAATGGCGCGACCCCAAGTCCGGGCGGTTGCAGACCTACACGACCGCCCGCGCTGACGACAAACCTTCGCTCAGCAACAACGCCATGCTGGAGTCCAATCGCGCGCGTCGGGAGGCGGGCGATCTGATCAACCTGCCGCTGATGCCCGCTGACTTGCCGCAAAAAGATCGCGAACTCTGGCAGCATTACACACCAGAGGCGCGGGCGCGGCGCATCAACGAGTCCGACCAGACGTCTGATAACATGCTGATGCAGCGGGTCGCCTCGCAGCAGCTCAACGATGAGCTTGACCGGCGCCAGCAAGATGAGTCAAGCGACCGCGCCAAGATTCAAGGTGTCAATCGCCAGCTAGCTGACGAGCATTTGGCGCGGATGCGCGACTACGAACTGCGAAACAATATTGAGAGTCAGGTCAACGAAGCCTACTACCCAGAAATCTTTAGACTTCAAGATCTGAATCGTCAAGCGCAACAACAGATCGCTGATGTCAGTTTGCGGCAACTGGCGCAAGACGAAGCGCGGTACTTTGCGGCTGAAGACGCTGCGGACCGAGAGCGGCAGATGAACCGTCTGCGCGCGCAGGCTATCCAGCCTGTCTACCCGGAACTGTTTTTGACCCCGTTGGGGCGAGGCATCAACGCGCTACGCGGGCTGTTCGTTCGGCCACGGGCGCCTGCGCCGGTTCGAATTGAACCGACCCTTTAATGGAGATGTCATGGCAAGCGCGAATGATGTGGAGGCCCGACTGATGACCCACGAAGAAGTCTGTGCGGTCAGATACGAAGGCATTAACGCCAGGCTGAAGAGGCTCGAACAGATCCTGATCGGCAGCGCTGGCGCGATCATCCTGCTGCTGTTGAGCCTAGTCGTCAAGGTCTGAAATGCTTGATCCGATCAGCCTACTCGCCACCGCGACCGCCATCTTCAATGGTCTGAAGAAAGCGGTTGAAGTCGGTCGAGAGGCTGAGGATGTATTCGGGCAATTAGGCAAATGGGCGGGCGCTGTTGCTGATCTGCAGGAGTGGATCAGGACTGAAGAAGAAAACGCCAACAAACCACCGCCCTTGTTTAAAAAGTTAGTCTTCAAAAAATCAGCCACCGCCGAAGCCTTTGATACTTACGCGGCAAAAATTAAAGTCGCG